CTACGGGTCGAACACCTCTTCGAAAGCCGCACTGATATCAATGGCCCCGTCCGCGTACGTTTTTTGCCACTCACTGGCTATCCATTTCCGTTCGACCGACTCACCCGGAAGAGTCCATAGGAACGGTTTGTAGCCGGCGCGTTCCTCAAAGAAGCTAGTCAAGGCGTCGGCTTCATCACTCGTCAGAACAGAGAAGACGGCAGAGCATTCCCGATTGATCGCATTGAGCCCGTCGCCCGTGCGCTGCGAATAACCGTCGCCGAACCCTGCCCGGCGCACGCGGGGCTTTACGGTCAGTGTGGAGCCGGGAGAAATGTCGACGATGCCGGGTGGGGTGAAAACAGGGTAGGCCATTAGTGTGTCTTCCTCTGACTGAAGAGACCGCCGGCCCGCATCTGGTCTTGTGCGAACTCGGCCATTTCCTTGCGAATTGCGGCACGCGTCTCCTTGGCGATCTGTTCTGCCATGGCCTTGTCGGCTTCCGGTCCGCGCGAACCGCCTTCCACATTGATCGCAATGGACGGGGCAAAGGTGGTGTTGTTGGTTGAGGCAATTGATCGGGCAAGGCCGGTTGTGCTGCCCACGTGACCGCCTTCGGCAAAGGATGCCACGCGGCCCGAGTTGATGGCTTCGAGCAATGCGCCGTGCTTGCGGGCTTCGGATGCTTTCACCACAAACTCGCCATCGGAGAGACGGGCGGGAATGCTGTCGCTTGTGCCGGTGCCAGGTCCTGAGACCTTGCCACCGCCAGAGAAGCCCAATAGACCACCCAGCAGGCCGGCGAGGAAGTTGTTGCCGCCTGCCAGAGCGCCTTTTTGCATGCCGCTAAACGCCATCTGGAGGAGCTGTTGCGCGATCTGGGCAAGAATTTGCGAGAACTCTTGGGCGGTAATTTTGCCGTCTGCAAGGGCACTCACAAGGCCGGAAATAGCCGTCCCGGCGATACTGCCGAGTTGTTCGGCCTGCGTGGTCGTATCGGACAAGTTGTCTTTAACGCCGCTGGTAACTTCGCGAAGGTTTTCCCACGGGTCGATATCCGGGGCCGGAATCTTCGGCATTTCCCACATGCCGGGATCGCCCCAGCCGCCAGCAACGCGGGCAAACCCTTGTCGTGCGGCGAGGTTCGCATGGTCGGGGTGCGGACGCTCGAACTCAGTCATAAACAGTCGTGCAGCTTCAGCAGGATCGGACAGAGAGTTAATGCGGCCAAACAGGCCGCTGCGGCGCATTTCCTGCACGGCAAAGGCCACCTGCATAGCGGCATTGTCTCGGCCTCCGAAGGCCAACAGGTCATTCATTCGGGGACCGTGATGCTGAAACAGGCCGTGAGACGTACCGCCGTCGCCCATTGCGGTCGGGTCAAAACGGCTTTCTTGGTATGCATTGCCGGTGATGCCAGCGGCAGCGGCATGGCTTAGTCCTTGGTCGCGTAGAAGGCTGTAGACCTTCCTACCCCGTGCCATGACATCGCCGGAAAGTGCTTCGATCTCTGCCGATGCCCTAGCACGGTCCCGCCAACGGCCTGCCGCTTCATATTCCTGTCGGTTCTTTGCAGCATCGGCAGCTTTCCGGTAGGCGGTTTCAATCGCGTCGGATTGAGCGAGCGTGTCCAGTTCGGCCTTCAGGTCCGGCACAAGTTCCTTCAGCTCTTCCAGCGCTGTTTGGAAGTTCGCTGCACTGGTCGCGGCGCTATCGAAGGTGCCGCCTGTCTGTTGCGTCGTGTCCCCAAGCTGGTCAAGGGATTGGTCAAGCCCCTCCCCCGTGCCGGTCAGATTCGCAATTTCCGCGTCAACCTCTTCAAGCTGTCGGCGGAAAGATTGCAGGTTGAAATCCTTCGCCTGACTGTCTGGAAAAGATTCCGTGTCCTCGATCTGTCGCAAAAGGTTCGCGCGCTCATCCTGAAGGCGCTTCAGCCGGAACTCGTCGGAACCGTAATAGCGGCGATTTTCCTCCATCTGGTCATAGCCGGGAAGCCATTCACCACCAAGGAAGCTTTTGATCTGTCCAAGAATGCCGACGCTCTCAATCGCTGCTTTTTTCGCGTAGACGGTAAAATTGCGCCAAATCTTGTTGAACTCGGCATCGATCTTCTTTGCCGCTTCAATCTGCTCATCAGTGAAGGTCGCGGCCTCGGTGCGCATGCGCTGGATTTCTGCCACGGACGCACCAAGAACTTTAGCCATTTCTTCAGCGCCAGTGCCGCCGAACATGTCATCAAGGATGCGGGTGCGTGCGGCGGCGTCGAGCGTCTGAAGCTTACCTATGATCTCGTCAAGAAACCGGCTGGGGTCTTTCAGCTTCTTCGCGACTTCCTCGGCAGTGTAGCCTAGCGCCTCGAAAGCGGCTTTCGCGCTGCCATTGCCAGTTTTGGCGAACTCGTCACCGCGAATGTTCAACTCTTTCAAGGCATCGGTAACGCCGTCAACGCTCGCGCCGGTCGCGGTCGCAACATATTGCCATTGCTGCCAAGTCTTCGCCGTCACTCCAGCCTTGCGGGCTTCCCTATCCACCTCGGCAATGGAACCTGCCACCTGCCGAAATGCCGTGACGATGCCGGCCATAACGGTAACGCCGATGGTCGCCTTGCTGGCGAGCGCCGCGAAGTTGTTCGCTATATTGGCCGTGGACTTGCCAAGATAGGTTTCAAGTCGGTCGCCCGACTCCTTCGCGCGGCGCTCGATCTTGGCGAAATTGTCGTTTGCGGTGCGGTTGGCTTTCGCGAAATTCTTCTCAAATTGGTTCATCCTCGCTTCAAGCGAGACGATAAGGCGTTCTTCTTCGGTTGCCATGGGATTACCTCAGATTTGAAACCCGTTGCAAAATTCACCACACAAGGTCTTGAGCGGTGACCTTCGGGTCATCGAAAATCGAACGTACATCGCCTTCGCCGGCAGCGGCACGGGCAACGGCCATGGCTGTTGCTACGGCCCCGTCAATCTTTTCGGTGGACTTGGCCTTGTTGAAAGACTTGTTGCCCTTACCGTCGTCCTGAATAGCGATGTTGGCGAAGTTCCATCGCAACACGGGATGACCGCCGTGGCGGAAGCGCCCGGCGAGGATTGCCCGTTCAAGCTCTTTGATGGCCGGACCCATGGTGACCCAGCCTTGCCGGAAGGAAACGGCGGGATAGCCGTCTTCAAGCAGGTTGTTCATGAGCATCCCGGCATAGTGCGGATCGAAGGCGATTTCCCGCACCTGATAGGTTTCGCAAAGATCGCGGATGGCGTCTTCAATCACGCGGTAATCGGTGACGTTCCCGGTCGTGGTGGTAATCCGGCCTTCGGCTACATGCTCGGCATAGGGGAAGCCCGATTGCGTCTGCCGCTTTTCCACATTGTCGGCGGGCATGAAAAAGAACGGAAGGACGATATAACCTTCGTCAAGGTCGGGGTCGCGGAAGGCAGCGACAACGGCGGAAAGGTCATCCGTCATGCCAAGGTCCACGCCTATCCAGCACGGCAGGCCGGCAAGGGCTTCAACGTTGATAGGCTTATTGCCCCGGTCGTAAATCGACATTTCGACAAAGGGCGACGTGCTGCGGTCGAGCCACATATTGAGGTGCAGCATTTTGAAGGCGTCACGCGCGCCGGGGCTGTCTTCGGCAACGCGGGCTTTCTGGCGGAGCTTGTCGAGCGGCGGATAACCGTGAGGGATGCCCGGATTGGCGAGCGGCCATAGGCTTTCGTCGCGCCAATCCGCTTCGGCGGGCACTTCAAAGAGAAAAGCTAAGGTGCTGGGTTCTATGATCTTGCCGCGCGCGATCTTGCGGGCACGTTCGATCACTTCATGACCGATAGTATCCTGGCCCCGGCCTGCCGTGGTGATGGTGACGCGAAGGCTGTTGGCGGTCTTCGTCAAGCCCGTGTCGATAACGTCCCAAAGATCGCGCCGCGCCCATGCGTGCAATTCATCGCAAAGGGCAAAGGCCGGCGTTCGCCCGTGCTGGGTGCCGTGATCGTTCGATATGGCTTCGAGAAAAGAGCCGTTCGGAAACTGGATCGTGTTCCGGTAATCCTGAATGCGGATGGTCTTCGTCGGGTCGGTTGCCCGGTTCGCCTGCCCCTTCTTCCATAGGTCTGCGTCTCCGGCGTGGAGAATGCCAAGGGCTTCCTGATAGGCAATACGGGCCTGCTTTTTGTCGCCGGCCGCGAAGATGGCTTCGCCGCCCGGCACGGCCTCCGGTCCGTGGGTGTGAAGCAAGGAAAGAGCCGCGCCGAGCGAGGTCTTGCGGTTGCCCCTGCCGATCAGGATCACAACATCGGAAACGATACGATTGCCGTGTTCATCGCACGGGCCGTAGATCACGCGGACGATTTCTTCCTGCCAGGGGTCAAGCTGGAATGCCTTATTTGGAAGGCGGGATTTCGGGTGCTTTAGGGATCGAAGGAAATCAACGGCCCGCTGCCCGTAGCCGAACGGGTCGGGGATATCAGGGAAGGAATTTGCAACCGGTTGCAACGGGCGGGTGCGCCTCCTGATCATCGGTTCGGATTTTGCAACGGGTTGCAATTTTCAGCCCTCCGCCGCCGTCGCGCGAAGGTCGAGACCGCGCCGCCTGCCGATCTCCTTCACCTCTTTCAAGTCATAGGTCTTGCCGCCATAGGAAACCCTGTCGGCAAGTGTGAGACCGTTGATATGGCGAATGCGGAAGACGATGGCGGCTTCCGACGATGCTCCCCATCCGCGCGTGAACTCCTCGGTCGTGACTTGGATGATCTGCGCCCGGACGGTGGCGAGGTCCGCCCACTCCTGTACGGGTGTCCCTACTTCGTCATAGGTCTCGGTGAACCGCTGAATTGTAATCGTCCTGTCGAGCTTCCCGGCACGCATCACGCCACCTCCATCACACGCGCGCGGATCGACATGACGCCGTGAGAGTGTTTGCCGTCCGGGTCGCGAAGAAACCGGGTCGAAGCAATTTGTAGGCCCACGACATGCAGTCCAGTGGCGGTAAGCGGGCCATCGGACAGGGCGGCACGGATGGCCCCAGCGATATTCTTCGCGCCGGTCAGCCCTAGTTCGGTTTGCCAGATATGAAGGTCCGCGAAGACTTCATGCCGGTTGCGGGAAATGCCATCGTCCGGCAAGGTCTGCCCTTCCCCGATGATGACGCATGGAAAGGTCGTCGGTAGGCCGTTGTGGTCGCCGATGGACGTTGCCGGCACAAGAGACGTGACGGCGGATGATGCGACCAAGCGGGCATGTATCGCGACTGTGAGGGTATAGCTCGGCTCCATCACTTCCCCCAATTCTCTTTCACGGCCTTGGAGATGGCGCGCTTTATGCGGTTCGTCGCCCGCTTCCTATTCAGCCGGAAGGCCGGCCAAAAGAACGGCTGCGCTTCGGTGTCTGCCGTGCCGTATTCGACTAGGTGAGCGTAACGCACGTCACTGTTTCCGGCAGTGATCAGCACTTCATTCTCTGCCGCCTCGCGGGAACCGCCCGGCTGGGAATAGCGCGGTGTCGATTGTCCCGGCGCGGTGACTTCGATGCTATCGCGAAGCTCCCCGGTGTCGACGGGAGCGAGGTGGCGCATGCTTGCGGCCATCTCATCGCCGGATTTCTTCAGCGCCGGTTCCACGGCCTTTTTAACGGCCTTCGGGATGGCGTCTAGGCGCTGTTGTAGGCGGGCAAGCTGTGCGGATTTCGCCATTTTAAAAGCTCCATGCCCGGTGTTGGTTGACGATATCCCACACGCCAAAGGGGACTTCCTCGGCAGTGACGCCGACTAAGGTTGCTTCCCGGTTCTCATAGAAGTGCCCGACAAGCATTTTGACCGCGTGTTTCAGGTCGGCGGGCACTGTGGCCATTTCGGCCATCGGCGTTGCAAGCCAACGGTCAATCCAGCTTTCGGCAGCTTCAATCAGAGACGTAATCAGCGCGTCGTCATCGCTGCCGGTGACGTTGAGGAAGGCCTTTGTATCTTCAATGGAATTGATCATAACGTCCTACCCATCAACTTTTCTGATTGCAAATCGCGCGCGTGCCTCCCCACGCCGGTCCCCAAGGGACGGTGGGAAATTGTCGAGTACCCCCCGGCCCGTGCTTGCTCGCTGGCTGTTGGTGAAGGTATTGTTTCGGCGTCAGTGAACGCTTGCGGAGGGGGATCGAATGGACTTCAGTCAGATTGAAAGCGTGCTTGGCCTTGCGACCACGGCCTTGGGAGCAACCGGCAAGGCGGTCTCCACCGTCGAGGCAGTCAGGAACTTGTTTTCGTCCGGCAAGACGCCTGATAGTGGAGAAGCCAATAAGCTGTTGAATGCGCTCGCTGGCGAACTCACCGCTGCCAACATGATGAACGTTCAGCTTAGCGAAGCACTCAAAGTGCTTAGTCGTGAATTGAAGCGGCAGGATGAATTTGAGAACGAAAAGGCCCGATACGAGCTTTTCCAAACAAGCCAACAGGATGTAGTCTTCAGGCTCAAGGGCGATATGGCGAACGGACAACCCATCCACTTCATTTGCCCCGTCTGCCTGAATAGTGACAAGCAGATCAGCTACATCACGGGTCAAGGCGACTACAAGACCTGTCAGAAAAACCGCGATCATTTGTTCAAGTTCAATGACACACCTCTGCCGATACGTGATTACTATACATTCTAGCTGCTGCATGTGTGTTCCTCCCGTTGGTCGCGGGTGGAATGACAGGGTGTGCGCTGGGCTTTCCTGAAGTGCTGGACCATGTTGCGGATGATCTCGACATTGCGGCGGTGAAGCTTGGCGCGTTGCGCCCGGTTCATAACCGGCTCGGTAAGAGCACGTTGGAGATGCCATCCTTTGTCAATGCGGTATCTAAGCGTCTGAAGGGGGATGCCGGTTTCTGCTGCCCACTGGGTTAGTGTCAGGGCTTTGCCATCGAAGGTGTAGAACTTGGAGCGCTCAAAACATCGAATTGTGTTGAAACGAACCGTGGCGGGATTTTCCCATCTGTCGCGCATCCACGCTTCGACCTTTGCGGCTTCTAGCTGTCGGCATTCCTTGGAATAGGCGAGCGCGCGGGCGCGGGCAGCTCTGCACTCCGCTGCGAACTCTTCCTGTTCGATTTTGCGGGCGCGTTCGGCGGGAGTCATTGCCTCGCCTCCATGCTTTGCTTTTTCGAGCTATGACAGGGCGTGCAGAGGGATTGCCAGTTCGATCGCTGCCAGAAGAGCTTGCGATTGCCCTTATGCGGGGTCTTGTGATCCACGACGCGGGAAGGTTGGCCGCACATGAAACAACGTGGATTGGCTGCAAGGTATTCTGCCCGCGCCTTTTCCCACTTGCTATCATAGCCGCGCTGGCGTGCGGTGGGGCGTTGCTGGTCGTGACGGGCTTTACGTTCGCGGTCGGCATCGATCATGTGCTTGCAACGCTGACCGGGAGCGACGACGCAACCGCAAGCGCGAAGGGATGGAGCACGCATAGGCATCTCATTCCGCCTTTCCCGCCGCCGTCTGGATGACAGTGCCCAACGCGCGGAAAGCAGACTTCACATTGTCGTCGGTAAAGGCTTTGGTTTCTGGTTTGGGCTTGTCTTCCCCGCCGCCGAAGATCGCTTTCAACATCTCCATCCGGCCTTTGTAGGCTTCGATGATTTCGGCGGGGGTGCTGTCGAGGGTTTCGGCTGGGGTCCAGCCTAGCCAACCGGTGCCGGTGCGGTAGAGCCCGTTAAGGTGCTCGGAAATGGTGACGGTCTTGCCTTCGGCGCTGCCCTTGTCCTCACCTTCGGCGGGAGCGTCTTCGGTCTCGATACCCGTGCATCTGCCGATGTAGGCGATCAAAGGGAATTTCAGGTTGGACAAGCCCGCGTCGAGAACGTCAGCCGGGGAGAGGTGCGGACAATGCGGCCCAATGATCTCATGTGCCGCTGACAAGCTGTCTTCCGCCACCTCACGCATGAGCCGGGCAAAGGAACCTTCGCGTCGTTCTAGGCGGATAGCATGACGCAATGACGGGCGGAGAGTGATTTGCTCCCCGCCTATCGTGATGGTTATGTCATTCGCGATGCTCATGGGATTTTGCACCCGGTTGCAAAGTTCTCGAACTAAGCGCCTGCCGTGGCGGGAACTTCGATAATCGCGCCACTGATAGCCAGTGCGAACGTGGTTTTCGTGATATCGTCGGCGCCGCCAAGGGAATGCCGGGCGCTCCCCACAATGGCCTTGAAATAGAAAACGCTGTTGGTGCCGGTCGGATTGGGCTTGTCGTTAAGCTCCACCTTGAAGTTGAAAGGCAGGCTGCTTTGCTCGGCGGCACTGAGGGCAAGTTGCCCCGCGTCGGCGGCATCGCGGCCCACGACGATTGTCATCGTGCCGTTGTCACGGCTTCCCTTCAACTTCCGCACAAAGTCTTGGTCAACGTACTTGCCGACAAGGATTTCGGCCTCGCTGCCGACTTCGCCCATGTCTTCCACATTGCTAATTGGCGTGTAGGTATCTGCGGCGAAGCTGGTTGCGTCGGTTGCGGCAGCGGTCGTGCCGATGCTGATTTTCGATTTCGCTGTTGCGCTGATCATGGAAAAAATCCTTCTAAGGGACTGGACTGCCGTCACGGCGTTCAATCGGGTTTCAGGGGTTAGGCGGCAGGGTTTATCCCCGCCGCCCGTGCTGTCGATTAGGAGGCGGCGATTTTCAGCGCCTTGAAGGCTTCGGCCTTCACTACACCGCCGCCGACGCGACGGCGCATGTGGAACCGGGTCTGACCCTTGGACGCCATGGTGTAGGGGTCGCGCAGGACGGCGAGCGAAACCCGGTCCACGATCCGGTATCCCTGCTGGAAATCACCGATCAGGATTGGCAGGGCGTCCGCCGTCACGTCCGGCATGTCAGGCATCTCGGCGACGGGACGGCCAAGGATCGTCTCTGGCTGTCCGTTGGCGATGCCCGGTTGCCACAAGAAATTACCCTGGCTGTCCTTCAGCTTGCGCACCAATGCCAGCGTCGTGGAATTGAGCGCCCACGTTGCATTGCGGCGATAGGCCGGTGCGAGCTTGTAGAGCAAGTCAATCAGCTTGTCGGCTGGTGCGGTGCCCAGCGTCGAGGCGTTGCCTGACACTACGGTTGCGATGCCCGTATCCGCGAGGATGCCCTTCGGCTTGCCCGTGCCGTCTCCGGCGACGAATGCAACGCTTTCCAGCCGGCCGAACTCTTCCGCCGCGTCGAATGCGAGTTCGCTTTCGAGGTTGAACGCGCTGTCTTCCAGCAACTGATTGCTGATATCGACGTAGCATGCCGCTTCAAACGGGGTCAGTTCCACCTCGCCATAGGCCGGTTGGGTGCTGGCGCGGTCACCGGTCTCAGCAACCCACGCGGCGGTCATGGTCCCGGTGCGCTTCGGCATGCGGACGTTCGCGCCGGCCACGTTCATCACGCGCGCATACTGACGCACGGGCGAGAACTGGACGACATTGCGCAGCATCTCGGCAACGAAATTATCGGGCACAAGGAAGCCGCCTGCCGCGTCGGTCGAGACCGTGAGGGCGCGCTGTTCGTCGGCGCTGAGATTGGTATTGCCGAAGCGCAGGAAATTGTTGAAGGCGCGCTGTTCGATGCTTGGCTCGTTGCGCTGTTCGGTCTGGACGTTCGGACGGGAAAGGCGGGTTTCGAGCGCGGCAATGCGGTCGTTTGCAGCGCGAAGGGCTTCGGCCTGCGACGTGCGGAATTGTTCCGACGCGGAGCGAAGTTCCTCGACCGCCGCCGTCGCGGCTGCAACGGGGTCGGTGTTCTCATCGCTGCGGATTTCGAGCGGTTCGGAACGCGTTTCGATTTTCATATGCTTGGTCATGTCAGTTTCCTTTCAGAGCGAGCGCGGCCTTGCGGCACGTTGCAACAAAGGCCGCTGCGCTCTCGCGGCCTGTTTCTCGGACGGAGGTCACGCCGCTCCCCGGAACGGATGGAAAAGCGACAATCGAAATCTCATGAAGACGGGCTTCTGTGATCCGGCGAACGCCGTTCGCGCGGCGTTCGTCCTTCACGGTGCGGAAGCCGATGGATAGGCCGGATACGTCCTTGGCCTGCAAGAGGGACCGGACTTCCTGCGCTTTGACGACGGCAAGGTTAAGCTTGCCCTTGGCGGTCAGGGCTTCGCCGCGCACCTGAAGAGAAGACCAAGAGCCGATCACTTGCGCCGGGTCATGCGACCACAACATTGGTATCGGCCCGCGCACATTGGCAAAGGCTTCCGGCGCGAACTGCGTCCTGTAGCTGTCCACGACATTGAAGCGGACGGCGGTGCCTTCGATCTCACCACCTTCACCAACGGACGAAAAGCGGACTTCCACGTCCAGCGTGTCGCCGGGGTGGGCACTACGGATTTCTGTGCAACCGGTTGCAAAATTCGTAGTCATTTCTCCGCCTCCTTCTTCTCGGCAGTATCCAGCGCGTGCCCGAACATGACTGTTTCGATGATGGTGAGTGCCAGCACATAAAGCTCCATCACGGGGAGCGGCACGGCGTAGGCGGCTATAAGTGCGGCTGCTTCCTTCGGGTCGGCTCCACCACCGATCAAGCCAAGGCGGACCATTTCCAAAAGCTCGGAATGCCGAAAATCACGCTGTAAGAAACGGCGGAACAGGCCGCCGATGCCCGTATTCGTGACGCGTTCAAGCTCAATGATGAGTTCGGGCGTAAGCCGGAAATCGTGTTCCCGGTCCCCGAAAAACCGGCGATGCGTCGGAAGGTCAGGCATCGGCCTTTTCCTTTTTTGCAACCGGTTGCAAATTTTCGGCCTTGCCCGTGGAAGTATAGGGATTTTCCAGCTTGTTGCCGCCATCCATGGCGGGAAGGTTTTCGAGGCGGCGGGCTTCGTTCGCGGTCATAACGCCAGCGGCCCGCCATTTGGCGACGGCTTCGGCCCGCTCGGTTGCGTTGCCTTGCAAGAGGCCGTCCACGACAAACTCAACGGTAATGCCTGCCTGCCGATCTTCGTCCGAAAGCAGGACGCGGCGGTAAGCGGCCTCCCATGCCCGGAACCAAGGCATAAGACAGAACGTCACGAGCTGCCGGTTGGCTTCCGTGATGTTCGACCATGTAGCGCGAGAGAAATCGGCCAGGAACGTAGGAGGCACATTGAATGCTCGCGCGATCTCCAAAATCTGGAATTGGCGAAGCTCAAGGAACTGACTGTCAGTAGATTTGAGGGTGAGCGCCGTATAAGTAGCGTCTGCGTCAAGCACGGCGGTTCCGCCGTTGGCGGTCATGCTCTGCCAAGACTGTTTCATCTTTGCCGCCGCGTCTGCGGTCAAGCTCTTGGCGAAACTCAAAATACCGGAGGGGCGGGCCTGATTGGCGAAGAGCCGTGCCGCGTGAGCTTCGAGCGTGACGGCAAGCCCGATGGCCTCACGGGCAGAGCGGATAGGCGCTTCGCCCTTCACGCCGTCCAGCGATGCGAGCGGAGCAATATGGATAATGTCTCGAAATCCGTAGATGTGTTGCCCACGGCCTTCCGTGACGCGGAAACGCGGCTCGCCGGTCAGGGTGTCTGTTTCGACCATGACGGCGGTCGGAGATAACCGGACAAGTTCGACAACACGGCCATCGCGGTCACGGTTCGCAAAAGCAAAGCCGCCGCCGTTCAACATGGCATCCATGGTGAGTTGTGAGCGAAGCGCTCCGGCCGATGTCCAGGGATTGGCGTCGCGATGGACAATCGACGCTGCCGGATGATCGTGTGCGACTTCCTTGCTCGTGCCGTCAGCCGATTGGAAAACCTTTACCGGCAGGGTGCCGGTGGTGCCCGCGATCAGTTCGACGGCAGCACGGACGGCGGGAACGCGAAGGGCGGTGTGCGGTGAGACCGATACGCCAGACAACGCCGGGGCAGCGGCGAATAACTCAATCAACCAATCTTCAGGGCCGGCAAGCGAACGCTGTTCCGTCGCCGCGTCGGCGGCTGTCTGTGTGGCGCGGCGGAAAAAACTGAAGCGGGACAATATCTTTCTCCGGGGTGGAAAGGATCGGTGCCGCGCCAGAAAGGGCGAGGGAACGCGGCACCGCTCTTAAGCCCGAACCACAACGAGCCGGAAAGATAAATCCCACAAAAATGGCGGATTTGTCAAGGTATTGATCTAAAATATACTTTAATCGATAGCAAGATACACTTTATTAGTCAACTAGTTGCTTTTAAAACAGACGATAAATTCCTGCCTATTCTGTCTTGCGACCGATTTTGCAACCGGGTGCAATTTTCATTGTTCAGGGCGACTCAGATTGGTGGTGGCCGGCGGAACCGGGGTCGGTTTTTTTTCGCCGGGGAAATCGAGCGCTGACGCTGCCGGACATTCGCCTCAGAAAAAGAAAAGCCGGAAGACGAGGCCGGGCGACCGCGTAAGCGGGCGTTCCGGAGCTACTAAAATCTCTTTCTAAAATCCCCTTCTTCTACCCTTCTTCTATATTGGGGTCGGATTTCCGACCGGTGAGTGGCCGGATTTCCGACCAGCAGAACCCTTCATTTTTGAGCATTTTCGAACTCCAAACGGAGCACTCTGCCGTGGATGCAGATGAAATCTATGTCCGGGTATTGTGGCATGGTATAAAACTCACCAAGGCCGGCCCAGCGCTCCACTAGCCAATCAATGAACGCGTGGCATTGCTCGACTCCCATGCCAGACCAATGTCCTCTGATTGCTTGCGCGACCATAGAATGTTGGTGTTCCGTCCACGGCCTCATGTTCGCTGCGGGAACCTTGGTGTATTCTCGCATTAATGCGTTGCGCATGGTTCGCTCTAGCGTGGACGTCTCAAGAGACCTTCGATCAGAGGGGCGTTGACGTATCCGTACTCCCTCCGGGGGTGCATCTGGGATGGCGGGCGCGGCCGGGGGGTTCCAGTCTATGTTTGGGCGAATAATCATTCCCTTTTTAAGTCCGGAGCGATTCACAGCAATCAATCCCTTGGCTTCGAGGGAGGCCAGTATCTCTTTAGATTGGGTTCTGCCGATACCCGTTCCTCTGTTCCCCTTTGGACCGTCAAAACCCTTCTCGATGAACTCATGGGTAAATAGTTTTTCCGGCTTTCCCCACAATACAGTTTCGCCAAAGATGAAGAGTAGCATCTTGACTTCGCGGGCAGGAAGTTCCAGCCATTCACGGCAAAACTGCCTTACGGCACCTAGTTGTGCCAACGCGTCATCCAATCCGTTGTTATCCGGCCCATAATGGCCGTGCTTGCGCCACTCTCTAGGCTTTTTCCTAGCCGGATTTTTTGTACTGCTTGAATCGTTATTCCCCGCGCCTCTGCCGGGGAAAGAATACACTTCTGCCGTGTTCGCCATTTCGGATTTCCTTTGGTCTGCGGGGGCGGCCCACTCCCGACCAAAGGAAAAAGTGTGGAGCCGCCCCCGCCTAAAAAGTCCGCCACCTCGCGCAAGGCGGTCGAACCGCGCACTTTTCCCATAGCACGGCGGACAGGCGATTTACAGTACATGTTCCCCTTGGGGTCTCGATCTATGCTGTTGACTAAGACTTCGTACTTTGCCGCCGCATGTAGAACACAGTTTTGTTGCCTACATATATTTTGATCCCCTCTTGCGCTCTATTAAGTCGGCGCGGTAATTTGGTTCCCGTGAGCAATGCCGACACAACGGGGACTTCAAATGAAAGCTTGCACTGAAACAAAGGCGATTAAACCGCCCCACGAACCGCACCGGGAAAAATTTCTTGAAATCGCGCAGGATATCCGCCGCGCCGCCACAAACCCGATGAGCTTCGAAGAGGCTCTAAGTCATGCGTACCGGCTTATCTCGCCGGCCCACGGAGACACAGTTCAATGAGCACGCTCACAATGGTTGCGCTGGTGGCGGCGCTCTGGACGGCTGGAGCTTGGATGTTCATCGGCGGCGCAATTCGAAATGCATCGATGCACGGAACGCCGCACGCAGATTCTCAGAATGCCCTAGCCGCCCTTCGGCAGCTTGATCTTGCTGCTCTGGTCGCGCTGGTTCTGCTTGTGGTTATCTGGCCAGCGGTGTTCGCCCGCGCGTTTTTCCTCATGCTGCTGGACAAGGTGCGGGGCAATCGCTGAATTTCCCGCGAACTCGGAAACTTGCAACGCGTTGCAAGAAATTAGCTAATAAAATCAATGCTTCATTCCTCACACATAGCCGACGATCACGGTTCGACACTGAAACGGCTCTATGCCGCCCGTGAGACCGTGGCGCGGCTTGTGGTCGAGGATTCTATATATGCGCCTATCTTCACTCGCCTTGAAGCGGAGATAGCAGCCGAAGAGGCGAAGCGCGATCCTGTCGCCCGCGCCCGGGCAATCGCTCAAATCGCGATGGCTTGAAGCACGTCGCGCTTGTGCGCCAGCGTAGCGCCTTCGCCGTAGCGCTCCCGGCCAAGGGAGTGCCCGAATAGGTCGCGCCGGATGCGCTCATCAATCCCAGCCGCAAGCATTCGGTCCTCGAAAGAGTGCCGGAGCGAATAGAGCGAGTGCTCCGGCGTTTCGAGGAGTTTATGCTTCCGAAGGAACTTGTTCACGGTATCGCTGATCTTGTCCTTGAACCGGTAGGTCGGAAAGCCGTTCGAGCATTGCTTGAAAGCTTCCAGCGACACGCCGACAAGGGGTATGACGCGTTCCGAAACCTTGTTCTTTAGCTGCCGCCCGACCGGTTCAATACTGATATGCGGAACGTCCGCGTCAAGGCGGATATGCTCCGGCAAGAGCCCTGCCGCCTCGCCCGGGCGGTAGCCGGTATTGACCATGCCTAGCAGGATGCAACGGGCTTCCGTATTGAGCCCGTCGAGCGCGCCGGGGGCGAGGAGTTTGGTCTTTATCCAATCGACGGAGAAGGGCGGACGGGTGCGTTCTTTGTCCGCCCGGAAGCTGAGGCCATCGAGCGGAAGGACAAGCCCTAGCCGTTTCATTTTGACGACTGTCCGCAGGATATTGCCGATGTGCTGTAGGTCTTTGTTGCCCGTGTCGGGCTTCGCGTCCCCGGCAGCGATACGGTCTAGCCAGTGTTGGCGGAAATCAAGCATGTCGTCGGGGGTGATGTCGGCAAGCTCTTTGTCGCCGATGATCTCTATCAGGTTCGCAATGGCCCGCTTGCGGGGGTGCTCCCATCGGCGAAGCTGGTCTTCGGACTTGCCGAATGTGTCCTGCTTGGCGAACGTCCAATAGAGTTCGAGGGCGCGACTGATCTTGATACCCGGTTCGCGCGCGCCTCCTAACACGGCCCGGGCTTCGATCTGTGCGGCATCGCCGGAAAGCTTGGTGACGGCTTCGACGCGTTCAAGCAGTTCCTCGCGCGGCAGCTTGGCGACCTTATCAGCGGATAGATAGCGGTAGCCGCGAACGGCAGCTAATTCCCGCGCCGCCTCAAACTGGCGTTCCGCATCGTCGGTCGCGCCGGCAAGGCGGGCCTCCCAGCCGTCGAGCATGAGTTGCCATGCGGATGGCGCTTTCTGCTGGGCGACGGTCTCAGAGTCGGTGTGAAGGGAAATCCAAACCTGCTTGCGCGGCTCTACCGGCTGATAGCGCTTCGGCACGCGGCGGACGATATGGAACGTGCGATGGCGACGAACTAGCTTCAC